GTGGTTTCGATGACTAACCGTTCTTTCCCAAGACGCCGAAACCACCCCGACGCAGTCCCCGTTCTTCTCTCTCCGACCACGGAATCCCGGGCTTGCCGTGGCTAAGTCGAATCCGGCGAAAGCCAAGCGATCTTCGGCGAAGCCTAAGAAAGCCGGGGCGATTCCCGTCGAATCTTCTCGAATCCGAACGAATCGGGAAGCAGTCGAGGACGTCATTCAGTGGCTCTATGCGAAGGACGCTCTCGGCAAAGTGGACGCGGCGACCGTTGCGATGGCTCGGACGATCGCAGCTCGCCTAGATGATCCCGACGACGCGAAGAACGCTCGCCTCTGGAAGGAATACCGGGAGACGGTAGCTCTACTCGTCAAGGCCGGAGAGGAGCGCCGGAATGAGTTCGATGACGTCCTCCGAGACCTCGAAGCCTCGCTACGCAACTCGCCGACGAAGTGATCGCGAGTCCTTCGGGGAGCGCATCGCGTTAGTCGGTCGTGGCCTCGGGCTACCGCTCATGGCATGGCAGCAGGAAGTCTCTCACGTCTTCGGAGAACGTCTCAACGGACGACCCGCCTACCGGGAACTCGTCCTCACCGTCCCTCGACAGTCCGGGAAGACGACTCTCATCCTTGCGATCATGATTCACCGGGCGCTCTTCTATGGTGCTCCGCAGCGCATCGCATACACGGCCCAGACGGGCCACGACGCCCGCCAGAAACTACTCGACGACTTCGTCCCGATACTGGAGCGCTCACCATTCGCCGGACTCATCGACCGCGTCTACCGGGCGAACGGAGACGAGGCGATCATCTTCGGCAACGGCTCCCGGATAGAAGTCCTACGCAACTCCATCTCCGCAGGCCACGGACGCACCCTCGACCTCGCGATCATCGACGAAGCGTTCGCCGACGAAGACGACGTCCGCGAGCAAGCCCTCCTCCCCACGATGGCAACAAAGAAAGACGCCCAGATTCTCGTCGTCTCCACCGCCGGCACTGAACGCTCCCTCTACCTCAAGCGGAAAGTCGATCAGGGAAGAGCAGCATCGGAAGCCGACCCGGGCGAAGGAATCGCCTACTTCGAGTGGAGCGCCTCACCGGATGACGACCCGTTCGATCGCGAAGTCTGGCGTCGAGTCATGCCAGCACTCGGGAACACGGTAGAAGAATCAGCAGTAGAACACGCGATGAGCACGATGACGCTAAACGAGTTCAGGCGCTCCTATCTGAACGTCTGGAGCACCGTCTCCGAGCAGATGATCCCACAGAAAGTCTGGGCGGCGTCATGCTCCGCGAAGATCGCCCCAGCCGGGGCGCTCACCTTCGCCGTCGACGTAGCACTCGACCGATCGCGAGGCGCGATAGCAGTCTGCGACCAGCAAGGCAACATCGAACTCATCGAGAATAAAGAGGGCGTCGCATGGATTCAGCAACGCACCCTCGACCTCTTCCGCCGATGGAAAGGTTCCGTCGTCGTCGACGGATACGGCCCCGCTTCCTCCTTCGTCGACCCGCTAAAGCAAGTCGGAGTCCCGATCAACATCTACCGAACCGCCGACGTCGTCGCCGCTTGCGCCCTCTTCTACGACGCCATCCTCGACAAGTCGATCCACGTCAAGAGCGACGACCGGCTAGATAAAGCCGTCGCCGCCGCAACACGTCGAGCAGTCGGCCAGCAGTGGCTATTCCAACGCAACACGCCCGACGCCGACATCTCCCCGCTCTATGCCGCCTGCCTCGCATGGCACTACGCCACGACGAAGAGCAAGTCCTCCGTCAAGGCTCGAAGCATCATCTACTAGACTCCTATCTCTCATGGCGATCCGAGACTTCTTCCGGCGCGAGAAGCGCGCTACCTCCTTCGGCTTCACTTATCCGAATGTCTACGTCGACGAAGCCGGACGAATGGGCCGACTCTTCCCAGACATTAACGCGGGCGTCATCGTTGACGAGACGTCGACGCTCAGCGTTCCCGGTATCTGGCGAGCCGTGACACTCATCGCCGACGCGATCGGCGGACTCCCATTCCATGCCTATCGCGGCGAGTACTACGTCGACCCGCAACCGAATCTCCTCATTAAGCCAGTCCCCACGGAGACACGCATCGAGACAGTCTCGGCGATGGTCGCCTCGCTCATTATTCACGGAAACTACGTCGCCATCCTCGGAGAACCCGGACTCAACGGCTACCCGGACTCGATCTATCCGGTCGCAGTGCATCGCGTCCAAGTACGACGCGAAGACGGACGACTCGTCTACCGGATCGACGAACGCGACTACACATCCGACGAAGTGCTTCACATTAAAGGTTTCTCTATGCCCGGTGAGATGGTCGGATACGGCATTCTCTCAGCTCAGAGGCAGGCGATCGGCGGAGCCGTCGCAGTCAACACATACGCCCAGCGCTACTTCGACGGAGGCGCTCAGCCGACCGGCATCATCTACTCGGCGAACCCCGACCTCACGCAAGAAGAAGCCGAACTCCTAAAGGCTCAATGGCTCCGACAGTACGGCGGCACGAAGCGCACCCCGGCAGTCCTCAACGAATCGACGAAGTTCCAGCAACTCTCAGATAATGCGAAGGACGCGCAGCTCCTAGAGACGCGCCAGTTCTCGCTCACCGAGATCGCGAACATGATCGGCCTCCCCGCTTACTATCTCGGAGCGCCGAACTCGTCGCGCACATACTCGAACGTCTCAGAGGAGAACCTTCAGCTCGTAAGGTGGAGCCTCCTTCCGTGGATTCAGCGCGTCGAAGCCAAGTTCACGGAGTACCTACCGCGCGGACAGTTCGCCAAGATGAACATCGACGCACTCCTCCGACCCGATACGAAGACCCGCTACGAAGCGCACAAGATCGCACTCGACGCCGGCTTCCTCAGCATCGACGAAGTACGCGAGCTGGAGAACCGTGAACCGCTCGCCGAAGAAGAAAGCATCGACCCGAATCCAGTCCCGGCGGAGATCGTCGCAACTCCACTAGAGGAGGACGAGGGACTAGAATCCGAGGACAATGGAGACTAGAAACTACGACGCGACCCTCGAACTACGAGCGGACGGCGACGGAAGAACCGTCGTCGGAATCGCCGTCCCCTATGACGTCGAGCAGCGCATCGGCCCCGGACTCGTAGAAGTCTTCAGGAAAGGCGTCTTCCGCAACGTCACTCGCGCCGCTAATCGCGTGAAACTTCTCTACCAGCACAAGACCGACGCCCCGATCGGACGCGCCATCATGCTCGAAGAAAGAGATGGCGGACTCTACGGAGAGTTCCGCATCTCCAAGACCGAAGCCGGCGACGAAGCCCTCGAACTCATCCGAGACGGCGTTCTCTCGAACCTCTCCGTCGGATTCCAACCGCTCGAAGATAAGAAGGTGAACGGCGTCGTCAACCGGATGAAAGCGCATCTCGCCGAAGTCTCCCTCGTCACCTTTGGCGCGTATGGTGACGCCGCGAACATCGTCGCAGTAAGACAAGAGATCGAGAAGCCGAACCTCGCGTCCATCGAAGCGATCGTCGCGAAGGTTCGCAAGTGATCTCGAAGGCCTACTCAGTCACGAGCACCCGGCAGATCGTCGTCGCGAAAGACGACCAGCCCCGCACCGTATACCTCCAGATCGCAGGCAACGGAACCGTCTACGTCGGCGGAGCCGACGTCACCTCTTCGATCGGCGTCCCTTACGAGAAACACTCCTCGCCCCATACCGTCTTCGTTCCAACGAACGAGACGATCTACGCGGTATGCGCCGATGGCGTCACGGATAGCCTCCGAGTGCTCCTCCCCGACCTCGACTAGCTCCTATGCCGTGGCACATAGAGACGGCGAACCCCGACTGCGCGTCCGGGTATGCAGTCGTAAAGGATGACGACGGCACGATCGAAGGATGCCATCGCACTCGACGCGAAGCACTCGCCCAACTCGCCGCCCTCAACATCGCCGAAGCCGAACGCGCCTCCGAAGAACGGCAGGAAGGCTACGCACCTAACGACGCGATGGTCGCCGAAGCTCGACGCGGCCTCGACTGGAGGCAGACCTACGGACGAGGAGGAACCGAAGTCGGAGTCGCCCGGGCGCGAGACATCGCCAACCGGAGGAACCTCTCCCGGACGACAGTCGGACGGATGGCGTCCTACTTCGCACGTCACGAAGTCGACAAAGAGGGCGAAGGATTCCGTCCCGGTGAACCCGGCTATCCGTCCGCCGGTCGCATCGCGTGGGCGCTATGGGGAGGCGACGCCGGGAAAGCATGGGCGAACGCGATCCTTCGTGAGTTCCGCACGTTGACGAAGCCGACAGACGTCCGCTAGCATCACTCACTACCGCACCCTCGGCTACGAAGAGCGCACCTCCCGCAAGGGACCCCCGCCTCGGTGAGCAGCGAGCACCCGGAGAGCAACATCAGCCAACGATCCAAGAAAGACTCCACCGTGAACTCATTCCTCAACCGCCTCCACGAGCAGCGCTCGCAGAAGGCCGACCTCATCGACGCCACACTGAACCGCGCCGCCGAAGAGAACCGCGACATCTCCGACGTCGAGACGGCGAACATCGCCGCCCTCGCCAAGGAGATCGAGAAGCTCGACGAGCGCATCGCCCAAGTGACCGACATCGAGACCCGCAAGGCAGCAGCCGCGGAACTCGCCAAGAAGGTAGACGGCTCCAAGTCGGAGACCCGCGCAGCAGCTCCCGCTCGCGTGACTCGCGAAGAGCGCACCTACCGCCCCGAAGGTGACTTCTCCTTCGTGCGCGACGCATTTGCCGCCCAAGTGCTCGGCGACTTTGACGCCCGCGAACGAATCGCACGTCACCAGCAAGAAGAGCGCATCGAGAAGCGCGACGTCGGCACTGCCCAGTTCGCCGGACTCGTCGTTCCTCAGTTCCTCACCGACCTTGCAGCACCATTCGCTCGCGCCGGTCGTCCGTTCATGGACGTATCGCGTAAGCACACTCTCCCCGGTGCAGGCCTCACCCTCTCGATCTCGCGCGTGACGACCGGCTCCGCCGTCGCAGTGCAGACCGAAGGCTCGGCAGTGCAGGAAACCAACATGGACGACACGAAGCTCGACGTCTCCGTCGTCACCGTGGCAGGCCAGCAGAACGTCAGCCGTCAAGCGCTGGAGCGCGGAACTGGCATCGACTCGCTCGTCATGGCAGACCTCGTCAGCGCGTACCACACGCAACTCGACGCGCTCAACGTCACGACCTCGGCGACCTCACTCACCAACACGATCACCCAAGTGATCACCTACACGGACGCAAGCCCAACCGTGGCAGAGCTCTATCCGAAGATTCTGGACGGCGTACAGCGCATCCAGACGAACTACTTCGGCGGCCCGAACTTCATCCTCATGCACCCTCGCCGACTGGCGTTCATTCTGGCTGCATTGGATGACGCGAAGCGTCCTCTCGCAGTGCCAACGTCGAACGGCCCGACCAACGCGATCAGCGTCGGCAACGGCTCAGTCGTCTACGGAAACTCGGGCTACACGATCGCCGGACTCCCGGTAATCACCGACGCCAACGTCACCACGACCAACGGCACCGGCTCGAACGAAGACGTCATCATCATCGGCAATACCCAAGAGTCGCACCTCTGGGAAACTGCCGGCGGCTCGCCGTTCATGCTCCGCTTCGAGGACGTCAAGTCCGCCGAGCTGGAAGTGAAGATGGTCGTCTACGGATACTCCGCCTACACTGCGGGCCGTTATCCGAACGCCTTCGCCCTCATCGGCGGAACTGGCCTCGTCACTCCATCGTTCTAACTTGTAAGCCTCACGGAAGGCTCGGATCGGTAGCGGCATGATCCGAGTCTCCGTGGGGTATAGAACGAGTCGGACGACGACTACAGCGTCGTCCCGGCTAGGCATCCCCGACGCTCCGTTCGCCTCCTTACGTCCGAGCATCGCGGATGATCCGCTTCCTAGCCGGGGCGATTCCTCTCCCAAGAAGCGGAAGAGAAAGAAGTCTTAGACATGGCGATCACTAACGGATACACGACGCTCGCCGCCTTTCAGGCGTACGCGAACATGCCGACGATTACCGCCGACGAGACGACGACGATCGAGAAGGCCATCGAAGCCGCGTCCCGCAGCATCGACCGAATCGCTAATCGCCGATTCTGGATGGACGCCAACGCGACCGCACGTCTCTACCGGGCGACCGACTTCTACACACTCTTCGTAGACGACATCGGCTCGACGAGCGGCCTCCAAGTCGCATTCGACGCCACCGGGAACGGCAACTATACGGACGTCCTCACACTGAACACGGACTACATCCTCGACCCGGTGACCGCTCCCCAGCAGCAGCGCCCATACACGCAGATTACGATCGTCGGCTCCGACCTCTTCCCTCTGCCTCTGTCGCGTCGCCCCGGAGTGCAAGTCACGGCGAAGTTCGGATGGTATAACGGCACTCCTCCCGACGACATCGTCGAGAGCTGCCTCATCCTCGCCGCCGACTACGTCAAGCGAGCCTCATCCGTAGGCGGAGTGCTCGGACTCTCCGAACTCGGAGCGATCCGCATGAGTCCTCTCGGACGAGACATCGCCGCGATCGTCCGGGCGTACCGTCGAGAGGTCGTCGCGTGACGCCGTCCACCGTTCGCGACAAGATGAAACTCGCGCTTAACATCACCGGATTCCGCGTCTACGACACCATCCCGGAGAACATTGTCCCACCGGCGGCGATCGTCGGGAATCTAACGATGGACTGGGACCTAGTCATGAAGCGCGGAGCAGATACCGCGAACCTCGACGTCACCGTCATCGCCGGACGTATGAGCGACCGGGCCGCGCAAGATTACCTAGACGGCCTTCTCGTCGGCACTGGCAATAGTTCTATTAAGACGAAGATCGAATCCGATCAGACTCTCGGCGGCTCCGTCACTTCCATCCGTTGCCTCCGAGCTTCGCCTCTCTCCGTCACTGTCTCAGGCGTCGAGATGCTCGCGTACCGCTTCGAGGTAGTGTGCTACGGATGAAGAAGTTCCGCGTCACCTCTCGCCGGCTTTACGGCTTCGCCGACGGCGACATCGTCTCGGCGGAAGGCCTCCAACTCTGCGGGATCGACCTCGACCGGGCGCGAGCCAAGAATCTCATCGTGGAAATCGGCTACGATGAACCCCGCAAGCACAAGGGCGCTCGGAAAGACGCCTCCGATACAGACAAGGACTAGACTCACCTCATGCCTACAGCAACATTCCTCGGAAAGGCCGAGACCTTCACCGTCGACTCTGTCGACCTCGCCGATCAGCTCGTCTCGATCACCATGACGAAGAACGTCGACGCATTGGAGAGCACCTCACTAAAAGATTCCTCCCGAGCATTCGTAGCGGGCCTCGAATCGTCGGAAACGACCTTTACCGTGATGGGAACCTTCGCCTCCGGTGAAGCGATCCAAGCGATCTTCGGCGACGTAGGCAACTCCGTGACGATCGTCTACGCTCCGCTCACTGGCGCACCCGGTGCCAGTTCGCCAAGGTATACACACTCTGGGGCGTTCCTAGCCTCAGCTCCGATCGTCGTATCCGTAGGCGAGCTAGTCCAAGTGAGCGCAACGTACACGGGCGGCTCGATCGTGCAGGCGGTCGCCTAAACGATGCTCGACATCTCCGTCACAATAAAGCGGAAAGACGGAACGCAAGAGACGTTCCCCGTCTACGCAGACTCGCAGATCGCGTTCGAGCGCTGGGCGAAAGTCTCCATCTCGGCAGCGTTCGATCCGAACGGTAAGCCGAAGATGGAATCGCTCTACTACCTCGCATGGCTCGCCGAGAAGAACTCCGGCAAGGTGACGAAAGTATTCGACGAGTGGATTAAGGACATCGCCGCCGTCGGACATGAGGACGGCCCGGGAAACTAGGCATCCCCGGAGGCGGGGTCGCGAGAGAGATCGCCGACCTCGCACTCATCACCAACCTCGACCCGCTCGCACTCATGCGAACGCCCCACGAGGTGATTCGTGCGCTCTACGATGGAGCGAGGAAACTTAACGAACGGAGACGCGCTCGACATGGCTAACGGAACGGGAACCTTCGGCTACCGTCTCGGCGACTCCGTTCAGGGAGCCGTCAAGATCGAAGGCCTCTCCAAGATTCGACGCGACCTCCGCAACCTCGGCTCCGACCTCGACCTCGTGAAAGGCGAGTTCCTTGAGACGAATAAGAAAGTCGCCGAAGTCGTCCTCGGAGACGCTAAACGCTTCGTCCCGGTGCTCTCCGGGGCGCTCGCTAACTCGGTGAAGAACGCCTCCACGAAGACCGCCGCCAAGATTCGAGTCGGCTCATCCGGAGGCTCCAAGCGCTCCGGCAGTGCGGCGTCCGGTGATCTCGTAGAGTATGCAGGCCCGATTCACTTCGGCTGGCCTAAGCGTCGCATTAAGCCGAACCCGTTCATCTACGAAGCAACGGACACTCGGCGAAGTGAGATCGCGAACCTCTACGCCGAACGCATCACATCCATCCGCACGAAGTACGACCTCTAACTATGGCTAAGCCGATCACAGTCTCTATCGTCGGCAACGCCGGCCCGCTCAAGAAGTCCCTCGACGAAGCCGACGGCGCTCTAGGTAAGTTCGGCGGAGCCGTCCAGAAACTCGGACTCGCGGCAGCCGCCGGAGTCGGTGCTCTCGCCGCCGGGATCGGCTTCGCAGCGAAGCAAGCCGCCGACGACCAGAAGTCCTTCGAGCAGCTCGCCGTCACGATGAGGAACGTCACCGGAGCATCCGATGAGATGGTGAAGTCCATAGACGACCAGCTCGGCGCTATGGCTCTCGCGACCGGCGTCGCAGACGACAAGCTACGCCCCGCTTACGAGGCGCTCCTCAGAGGCACGAAAGACACGGAGACGGCACTCCGAGACATGACGCTCGTCCTCGACATCTCTACGGCCCTCCAGACCGACCAGACGACCATCGCAGACGCCCTCGCTAAGGCCTACGAAGGCAACTTTAAGGCACTCCGAAGCCTCTCCCCGGAGATGGCGACCATGATTAAAGAAGGCGCCTCACTCGACGAGGTAATGGGCGTACTCACGGACACATTCGGCGGATCGGCAGCAGCAGCCGCCGACACATTCTCCGGACAAGTCGACCGCCTAAAAATCTTCTTCGGTGAACTCGTCGAGCAAGTCGGCTACTACGTTCTCCCGGTGCTCTCCAAGATCGCCGAGTTCATCGTGAAAGACGTCGTCCCCGCATTCCAGCGAATCGTCGACAAGTACGGCCCAGCGATGGCAGCCATCTTCGAGAAGATCGCCGACTTCATCGGGAATAAAGTCGTCCCGGTAATCCGCGACCGGCTCCTCCCATTCATTCAGCAGACTGCCGAGTTCATCGGCGAGAAACTCGTCCCGATCATCCGAGACGTCGCGATTAAAGTCTTCGAGGGACTCCGCGACATCTTCCAGAAAGTCTCAGAGAAGATTCAGCAGAATAGCGGCAACATCGAGAAGATGAAAGACTTCTTCTCCGATCTGATTAAGTTCGTGACGACCTACGTCGCCCCGGTACTGACGAAAGTCCTCGGGAAGGCCTTCGACATCGTCGCCGAGGCGATCGGCCCGGTGATCGACGTCGTCTTTAACCTCATGGGAGCACTCTCTAGTCTTGGCTCTTTCGTGCTCAAGATCGCAGGCTTCCTCGTGAAGACGTTCGAGGCGGCGATTAACGGCGTGATCGACGTCGTGAACTTCGCGATCCGGCAAGCTAACCGACTGAACCCGTTCTCCGACATCCCGGAGATCGGGAAAGTCTCGATCTCCAGCTCTTTCGGTGCAGCACCTACCGCACCTAGTCGAGGCCCAGCGATCGACGTCTCGGGCGTGACTGACTCATTCGACCGCTTTAACGCAGGCGTCAACACACTCCCCAACATTCCGACGATTCCAGCTCCTACCGTGACTACGCCACCCGGCGGAGGCGGAGGCGGCTCGTCTCGGCGAAGCGGCGGAGGCGGCGACATGACGATCCAACCGTTCGATCCGAGCGCCTACGACGCGAAGAGTCGCTACTACGAGATTCCAGCAGCTCTAGACGCTGCCTACGCACCGAAGCAGGCGATCTACAATGTCACCGTCAACACAGTGACGACCGACGGAGAGTTCCCGAATAAGATCGTAGAAGCTCTTCAGACTTATAACCTCGTCTCCGGGCCGTTAGACGTTCAGATCGCGATCTAAGCCATGCCCGCGAACATCATCACCGGCGGGACATTAACCGTAGAACTCGACGTCGGCTTCGGCGACGGCTTCGTGCTCGACGACAGTCAGCAAGGCATTCTCAACGGGACGACCTTCGTCCTCGACGGCGTGGATCAGTTCGCGGAGATAGACGTCGTCTCCGTCAACATCGAACGCGGAAAGAAGACCGTCCTCGACTCCATCGCACCCGGACGAGCGACCATCGTCGCCCGCGATACGACGCGAGCCTTCGACCCGTATAACGAAGCCTCCGTCTACTGGGACGAGTTCGACGACACTCCCGGACTCTCACCTCTCCGCCAGATACGCATCACCCGCAACTCGACCGTCATCTATCGCGGACGAGTAGTCGACTTCACCTACGACTACGTCGGCCCTAAGCAGATTCCGCAAGTGACTATCCTCGCCGCCGACGACCTCTTCATCCTTGCGAACTCATTCCTCAACGCCTTTACGCCGTCGGCGGAACTCTCGTCGGCTCGCGTCTCCACGATCCTTAACCGAACGGAAGTCGGCTGGAGTGCCTCACTCCGAGACATCACGACCGGGACGACGACACTCGGGAACTATGCGATCGCCGAAGGCACGAACGCCCTCGACTACCTACGCAAGATAGACGCCGCCGAAAGAGGCCGAATCTTCGTCCGGGCATCCGACGGCGATCTCGTCTTCCAGCCTCGAATCGGGAACACGCTCTCAGCTCCGAGCGTCACGTTCGCAGATAACGGCACGAACACGCCCTACCGGGACGTCTTCGTCGACTTCACCGTCGATTCCGTACTGAATCGCGTCACCGTTCAGCGCCCCGGAGGAACCGCTCAGACTGCCACCGATAACGCCTCTATCGCCCTCTACTTCACGCAAGCCGAGACGATCACCGACTCACTCCTCTCGACCGACGCGCAAGCGCTCGCACTCGCGAACTACCTCCTCGAAGGCTCCCCGGAGCCGCGCTTCTCAGGCGTAGAAACATTCTTCGGATCGTTGACTACCGTCCAGAAGAACGCAGTCGCCGACGTTGAGATCGGCGAAACTATCGCCGTCACGCGCACATTCACGACCGGAAGCCCGCTCAGCGTCACCGAAGAACTCACCGTCGAAGGCATCTCGCACCGGATCGACCTACGCGGCGAGACCGTCACTTTCTACACGGCTCCGACGACCATCGTCTACGCCCTCCTATTAAACGACAGTCTCCGGGGCCGCATAGACGCCGATAACGTCGTCACCTAGTCGGCTAGGCTTCTAGAACTATGACGACCCCGTTCCCGTTCGTAGCTGGAGCAGTCTTAACGGCCCAGCAGCTCAACGACATCACGAACCTCCCCATTAACGACCAGACCGCTAACTACGTTCTCGTCGTCGGAGACGCCGGGAAGCGCGTCATCATGAATAACGCAGGCGCGACGACGATCACCGTTAATAACTCAGTGTTCACGACCGGCGACACGATCTTTATCGCGAATAAAGGCGCTGGAACTTGCACGATTACCGCAGGCGCGGGCGTCACTGTCAACGTGAACGGCTCTCTAGCACTGACGCAACACGGAGGCGGGACGCTCGTAGCTCTCTCGGCGTCGACCTTTACTTTTTTTCCTAGTGGCATAAAGAGCACTCTCGCAGTCGACTTTCTTCTCGTCGGTGGTGGCGGCGGTGGTGGCGGCGGTGCAGCTGGTGCTGCTGCTGGCGGTGGTGGTGGTGGTGGATTTGTCACAGGTTCGGGAATTATTGGTAAGACAACTTACACGGTCAAAGTTGGTGCGGCAGGTTCAGGTGGTGTGGCTCGCAGAGGCGGATTGAACGGCACGGCCTCGGCATTCATCAACTGTGCTAATGGTGGCGGCGGTGGCGGTGTTTCCAGCATTGATAACGGTCGTGGTGGGCAAGGTCAAGTCGGCGGTTCTGGCGGTGGCGGTGGCGGCGGTGCCGCTGGCAATGCCGCCGCTGGTGCTGGCACTTCGGGTGAAGGAAACAATGGCGGAACTAGCGACAACGGCGCTAACAATGCTGGTGGCGGTGGCGGTGCTGGCGGTGCCGGTGGTAATGGTTCAAGCACTACAGGTGGTGCTGGCGGTGCCGCATCGACTAACAGCTACACCGGAACCTCAATTTCCTATTCTGGCGGCGGCGGTGGCGGTGGTTCAGTTACGGGCGGTACTGCTGGAACAAATGCTGGTAATGGCGGCAGCAACGCAAGCGGATCAAATGCAACTGCGAATCGTGGAGGCGGCGGTGGAGGTACAGGAGCCGCCGACCCCGGAACAGGTGGCAACGGAGGCTCAGGCCGAGTAGTCGTGCGTTGGCTCACTGTCGACGCTGCGGGACTCTCGATCAGCGTCACAGGAACGACGACTAACGGAACTAGCGGCTCCTACACTTGGTACGCTTGGGACTCAACTGGAACTCTGGTCGTCGCATAATGGCACACTTCGCAAAGATCGAGAACGGAATCGTCCGAGAAGTAATCGTCATCGGGAACGATGACTGCGGCGGAGGCGACTTCCCAGCATCCGAACCGATCGGACAAGCCTTCATCGCATCTATCGGACTCTCCGGCGAATGGCGACAGACTTCCTACTCTGGCTCATTCCGCTCGAAGTACGCCGGCATCGGCGACACGTTCACCGGGACGGAGTTCGTCTCACCGGCGGTAGAAGAATGAAACTCTCAGCATCTCAGCAGGCCGCGCTCACTTCGTACGCTCGAAGCGTCGTCGCCGCAGTGATCGCCGTCACCTCCACCGGCAACTACGCTCCAGACGATCTCGGCAAGGCCGCACTCGCAGCTCTACTCCCGCCGCTCATGCGCTGGGCTAATCCGAAGGACGCTGCGTTCGGTCGTGGCTCCGAATAGTCTCCCCGTCCGAAGATTTGTTCTCCCTCAAGGCTTAAAGGGCCAAGAGAACGGCAAGCTCTCGCCCGACCTACTCGTCGCGATACGTCCCTCGGGCTTCCTCTACAAGACCGCCGCCGCGTCCTATCACGCGATGAAGAAAGCGGCGAAGGACGACGGGATCGTCCTAAAGCCGACCTCAGCATTCGACGCCTACCGGCCCTATTCGGTGCAGGAAGCCGTCTTTCTCCAGCGCTACACGAAGACGCCTCTCCCCGGTCGTCCGACTCGTACATGGAATGGGGCGACGTGGTATCTCAAGCCCGGACTAGCGCCGCTTGCCTCACCGGGGACATCGAATCACGGCTGGGCTTGCGCCTGCGACATCTGGAACGTCGGACAGAATGGGCGTCTCGAATGGCTACTGGCTAACGCGGAGCGCTTCGGATGGTCGTGGGAAGTTCAGTCGGAGCCGTGGCATCTGAGATACTGCCTCGGCGATCGCCTCCCGAATGGAGTCACCCTATGACGGAAGGAATCATCGTCGCGATCATCGCCGCCTTCGGCGTCATAGCGGCAGGCCTCCCGGCGGCACTCATCGAACGCGCCCGCCGAGAGAATGCCACCGATCACGCCTTCGTTCGGCGTACGCTGGAAGCCATCGACGAGCACCTCGACGAGATCGAGGACGCAGTCGACGACGTAAGCGAAGCACTAATCCGACACATGGACGACGAGGAGGTACATCGTGGGGATTCTGGACGAACTTAAGCCGAATCGGAATCAGCTCGCAGTAATCCAAGAATGGCTAGACGCTCAACCGAAGAAGGATCGCGAGGAATGGCTCGAAGCACTCCGACGAGCCGACCTCTACTCGACCGCCTCGATCCTCGCCCTTATGACGGCGAAAGGACTCGACGGCATTAACGAGAACGCACTCGTCCGCTACCGAAGAGCACTGGAGGGCTATGACTCCGCGAGATGAACTCGACCATCTAAAGGTCATCGAAGAGCTTCAGTCGACGCTTAAGAAGACGCAACGCAAGCTCGCCACGAAAGAGGCCGCCCGGGAGGAACTTGTCGAAGCCGTCTATCGGGCAGCGCGTGAAGCGGCTCTCGCCGTCAAGACTCCGAAGCCGATCGTCGCCAAGCGTGATCGGAGAGCCAAGAAAGCCGAAGTCGCGCTCATTCATGCGACCGACTGGCAACTCGGCAAGAAGACGACGTCCTACTCCGTGGAGACGTGCGCGGAACGAATCGACCTCTTCGCCTCGAAGGTGCTACGGATAACGGAGATTCAGCGTCAAGATCATCCAGTCCGCGAAGCCGTCCTCCTACTGGGTGGGGACATGGTCGAGGGACTCGGAATCTTTGAGTCGCAACTCTACGAAGTCGAGGCGTACCTCTTCGAGCAGCTCTTCGAGACGGCTCGCATCATCGAGAAACTCGTCCGCACACTCGCAGCGAACTTCGAGACAGTGCGCGTAATCTGCGAGTTCGGGAATCACGGACGAATCGGCAAGTACGGCACGATGCCTCGGGGCGATAACTTCGACCGGATGGCGTACAAGATCGCCGCCGATCGCACGAAAGACCTCGGAGTCTCGTGGCAGATGAGCGAAGAGTTCTTCCAGCACTTCACGATCGGCAAGTATCGCGCCCTTCTCGTCCACGGAGACGAGATTCGCTCATTCGGAGGGACGCCGATCTTCGCGATCATTAAGAAGTTCACCGGATGGGCCGCCGGCATCACCCCGGAATGGGACGAAGCGTTCATGGGTCACTACCACACTCCGCTCAGTCTCACGATCCCGAACGGTGCTCGCGTCTTCGTCACCGGCTCCCCCGAGTCCGGGAATGTCTACGCTGCCGAGCAACTCGCAGCTCAAGGCCGACCCTCCCAGCGCTTGCACTTCGTCGACCCGGAGGCAGGCATCACGACGGCGGAGTTCGTCCTATGGCTCGACTAGACGCCGTCCCGGTGCTCGTTATCTGGCACGACGCCCACGCCGAGCACTCGTGGACTACCCTCGACGAACTCGACTCCGAGCCGTACGTCGTGGAGACGATCGGCTTCCTCCTCCCGGACGCCAAGAGAGGCCACGTCGTCGTCGCCCAGTCGATCGGCTCGGATGACGGCCTAGACGCCGTACTTCAGATTCCGGTCGGAATGGTACGAAAGACAGTCGTCTTAGGACATCCACCACATACGAGCACCGATTCCCTAAAGTAGTTCCCGAGTCATAAGGAGGCTCTCAATGGCACTACAAGAAGACGCGGAACTGTTCCGCTACCAACGGCTATTCGGCACTACGTCGGACGGCTTGCAGATGAAAGTCACCGTCATCACTACCTCGGCGGGTAGCATTAAGTCGGCCTCGCTCCAGATGAGAGCAGTAGAAGGCCCGATGCCTCTCTCGGCACATCCCGCCTTATGGTCGAAGCCTCTCCCTCTCACACTCAACACGATCGGCGAAGACTTCGATTCCGGAGGCGTGGCGTGAACCCGTTCGCGATCATCCTCCTATCGGCGATGGGCGTCGTCGGGGCGGCGGGCCTCTCCGTTCTTCCCCCGGACGAGGAGATAGCTCCGACGACCGCCTATCTCGACCCGTGGGCGGACATCTGGCTCACGAGCACCTCTGAGGCGCGTCCTAAGCCCGCTCCAGAGGTCGTAAAGGCTCCTCGGGGTATCTGTCCACCCGTCTACGACACGGCCCTCCAGATCGGCTTTACGCCCGACGAGGCGGCGCTACTCGACCGGATCGCATGGCACGAGTCCCGATGCTCCTACGACGTCGTCGGCGACTTAGATCGTGGTCGTTCGTATGGCGTCCTTCAGGTTCACGGCCCGAGTTGGTGCGAACCGAACCGCTATTGGCCTATCGGCTACCTTCAGGCGAAAGGCGTCCTAGAAACTTGCGAAGACCTCTTCGACCCGACGATCTCCGTCATCGCCGCCGGACACATCTACCGGGAAGGCGGCTTCGAGCAGTGGAGCACCTACGAACTAGCGGTAGAAGAATGACGATCTACGACTACATCGTCGCCGGGACGCTCCTACTAACCGCCGTCTCGCTCGTACTCCTTGCGATAATGGACGACACACGATGATTACTCGCGAAGAATGGCTCGCCATCCCGCTCGAATCGCGTCTCACCGAACACGCGAATCACTGCGAAGACGAACTCCTCCGCGACGACCTCGTCGCCGCCGTAAAGCGTCTCGACAAGATGCACGAACTCATCTCCAACCTCGGAGCCGAGATCGTACGCCTCGAACGCATAGCAGCATCACCGACCCCGTACTAATGTCAACATCTAGGGAGGCTCCGTTGCTCGACGACATACTCAAGGAAGCCGACGCGCTCGTGCATGGTACGAGGAATGAGTCCTACGGACATCCGATAGACGACTATTCGCGAGTCGTAGAAATCTTCCGCATGATCTCCGGCGTAGAACTCCACCCGGAAGAGGGAGCGCTCTTCATGGTCGCCGTCAAGCTCGCCCGACTACGCCATAACTACGAAGCCGGCATCATTCACCGCGACTCACTGATCGACGCGGCGGGCTACCTCTGGGTATTCGCCCAGATCGTCGAAGCACGAGGAAAGACGATCCGATGAGCACTCCTCAGAAGCAGAAAGGCGACCGGGCGGAACGCGCCGTAGTCGAATGGCTCCATTCTCTCGGCTACACGAAAGCGCACCGCATCCGAGCAGGCTCACCGGACGACATCGGCGACATAGAACTCGACCCTCAGATCGTGATCGAGGTGAAGGATCGCGGGAAGATCGACCTTCCGGCATGGATTCGCAAGCTCGGCCTACAGAAAGCGAACAAGGACGCGGCGCTCGGCGTGATCGTCGTCAAGAAGAGAGGCTCGTCCGACCCGTTCGAGTGGGCTTACGTCATCGACGCCGCGACACTCGTCAACATACTCACGACGCGAGACTTCATTCGGGAACTCTAAAGAATGCTCCAACCGCGCATCCCATACGACGTCACACTCTCACGAGGCCATCTCGACCAGTGTCGAGCAGAAGTCGAGAACCGCGCCAAGAACGCAGGCTCAATGAAGGCGCGAGGCAATAACTACGACGAAGAGAAGTTCTCGCAACGCGAAGCCGACTTCGTCGGCGCTATGGGCGAACTCGCGACGAGCTTCTTTACCGGACTACGCCATCACTTCGGCGAACCGTACCGGGCGAACGTCGCCGACGTCGGACTAATCGAAGTACGCACCCGCACACTCGGGAAGACGCCGATCCTACGAATCTACGAATCCGACCCGCATCCGATCACACTTCTCGCAACGATTCGGCAGCTCTCCGACGATGGAGCAGTCGTCCGACTTCACGGATGGTGCTTCACACAGATCGGATGGAGCTACGGTAAGCAAGTCGGGAAACACTGGAAGAAAGGCGTCCAGTACGCACTCGACGAAACCTTCCTACGCCCTATGGATACACTCTCACGAGAGCACCAACTAGCGGAAAGGTTCTACCAGTCATGAGCGGATTCTCACTCGATAACTACGTCACCGTCAACGAACGGCTACGCCAAGCTCTGGAGAAGTTCCCAGACTTGCGCGTTCACGAGTACGCGCCAAAGATCGTCGAGGCCGGAGGGCAGCTCTTCGTCGAAGTGCAGATGGAAGTCCGTCGCAGTGCCGACGATCTCGTGCCGATGGTCGGCTTCATCTGGGAAGAGTTCCCGGGAAAGACGCCCTACACGAAGGGAGCCGAGCAACCTAACGCGGCGACGAGCTGCCTCGGACGAATCCTCGGATACATGGGCTTCGGCATAACGAAGTCGATCGCAACTCAAGACGACGTCGCACGACGCGAACCTCAGAAGACGTTCACGCCTCAGAAGCCAAAGATCGTCCCGGTGACGTATCCGGACGGCGGGCCAGTCCCCGACCCGTTCACCGGGGAGCAGCAGGTGAGCGAGGAGTATCCTCCCGGTGACGTGACGAAGCCTCAGATGGGCAAGATTCGTGCGCTCGGCAAGGGAATGAACGTCGCCACCACGAAGGGACTCTGCGAACGTATCTCGCCGATCATCGGACGAACTATCACCTCTCTCGATCAGCTCTCCAAGAAGGAGGCCGGGAAGGTCATCGAGTCATGGCTGCCGCCAGTGATTCCCGACCCGGCAGGCGAGATACCTACGCCTCTGGATGAGGAGCCGTTCTAATGCCTAATCAGCTTCCCGTAACCGGTGCTACGTTGCGCGCTCTCATGAGCTGCGTCGATCCGATGATGGTAGGAGTCATAGGGCAGATGGCTATCCTTCTCGACCGTCCACGCGAGAACTGGACGGACGAAGAGTCTGAATGGTGGAAGACAAGTTCCAAAGCGATCGCGGAGTTCATCCTTCTAGATAACTAAGTAGGCCGATCCCATCGGTGCTTCCCGCAAGCGTCTAGCGGGCGTGAGTGAAAGTCTCCCGCGCTTAATCGGCGTGAGGTCGCCCGTCAGATAGGCAGGGAACGTGCGCGTCACGATGAGGGCGCGTCTAGTGTGAATCGAGCGACAGTCGATCGGGCGGCGCCCGGGGAAGCTCTGCCTAGCAGCAAGTAGTCACGGGCGACAAGTAGTCGCATCGTTAAAGCAGGCTCTAGAACGTGTTAGCACTTTCGCTAACATCTCGAACCGCGCGATCCGAGCCGAACCCGTCGCACATGTCCTACCTCCTCCAGTGCGGCGCGAGCGTCAGCGAAGCGCGACCGGGAGCGCGAGGGCAGGAGCCCTCGCATAGAATGAACGTCTCCGAAGGAGTCAGACAGTGAAGCGGAAGCACTCTCACTACGGGCATACATGGCGCAAGGTACGAAGCCAAGTCCTAGAACGCGACGGATACCGATGTCTCGTCGGAATGGAAGGATGCACCGGAGCAGCTACTCAAGTCGATCACATCCATCCGCTCGCCTTCGGAGGCCAACCGTACGAGATGAGCAACCTTCGCGCCTCGTGCGCCTCATGCAACTCAGGGCGCTCGAATAAACTCCGACGAAAGCCGAGCCGAGCATGGTGAAGCGCTGCGTATGCGACCGCTTCAGTCGTCCGACGTGCGAGACTGAGAGCGATGATGACTAGCCGTTCTTTCCCAAGACGCCGAAACTAC